CAAATTATTTCTTTTCGTTAAATCTTAATTTTACCTCAACTGGTACAACAGGAAGATGTTCCATACAATAATTAAACTTTGCATCTCCCGTATGGTTTCCGCCTATGGCGTTATATGTCGCATGAAGGCTAATAAATTCTTCAACCTCATCTTCTGGTATTCCATTATTAGAAAGATAGGATTTATATTTTTGATTAATGTGATTCGCTAAAGATTCTTTTTGGGCCTGAATTAAATTTTTTATTTGCTCTTGTTCTTCTTCGTCTGACTTAACAATTTGAGATATGTTATCTTTTAATTCCTGCTGGATTTGTATACTTTGCTTTCTATCATGGATTCTATTCTCAGAATATGTATTCACAATATTTTGTGTATCCGTGATAGCTTTACGGATCTCTTCCATATATTGATCTAAATTTTCTTGTATTTTTTTATCATGTTTTATTGACTGTCCAACATCTTCTTCACGTTGTTTTGAAAGTTCTTTTACCTCTTTTGCTGTATTTATAAGCAATTCATGTTCTTCTTTTTTCTCGCGCATTGCTTTTGTTTCAATGCCCAAGAATTCAAATAAAAACCAATGTAATACTTGAATAATTGCCTGGAATCCTAGCAACGCTACAAAGATTGTTATTCCGAACGCCTTCCAGTCTATGCCAAAAAAATCACGTATAGGTTCCACGTTACACCTACACTTTCTAAGCCTTTGGCTCTGTATAAGTCATAGCATTCTCTGAATCACCAGCACCTGCTGTCGTAGGATCAATTACAATACCTAAAATTGCCAATACTACGAACACTGCATTAACAACGTTAACTAAATTGTCTCCAAACTCGCTCAAGTCAATTGTGAAACCAAATACTGCAGCAATAGTTTGAATAAGTACGATTACCGCTGGAATTAATGAAATCCAGAACATTTTATTTTTTACTCTAACGAGCCAATTAATATTTCTCATAGTTTTACCCTCCATAATTTTGATATGATAGGAGAGTGATAATACACTTTTACGCCCATAACCATGAGCAACCTACGTTAAGTTCCTCAATGTCATGACACAATTTTTTATTTGGTTACATATGTAATCTAATTCTTCTTTTGTTTCTGATCCGCACAAAGTTAAACGGATACCATTATGAATATATTTTTCTTTCATTCCGATGGCAAGTAAGGTATCAGATGATTTCAAACTTCCGGAATTACAAGCAGACCCAGTAGATAC